CTAATTCGGTTAGGTCCGTCAAAGAACCTATCGTTACCGTGAGTTTGTGGTTCCACAGTTATTTTATCAAACAATGAACCCATTTCTGGTTCACAACAGAACGCAATAATGGTGGATGGGATAGGCTGTCTATCAATAAGACTGTTATATTCAAGATATTGTCTGAGGCTATATCCTGAATTGAAACTAGTATCAACCATATCAACACATTGCCTTAGATAATCCTCTTCTATACCATACGCATTACAGATATGCTCACGATTTTTACCAAACCAGTCGAAGCAGTTAAAGTACGTACCACTCTCGATCTCAAATGTCATAACCTTAGATCCAGGATCGGTAGGCATATTAACGATATGCTTAGGTCTAGGAAGCACTTGTAATGCATTCATTGTATTGTAATAGATGGCTTGTGCATCAATACCAGTAGTAGATACTTGATAGCATTTAATTCCAGTCTCTTGCTCAACTAGATAAGGAATAGTATCTTCTATAGGGAGACCTGTACCCTCAAATTGCGACTGACCGGTAAGTAGAATATAGTTATCATCTTCTAGTTCATCTGGATTATTCCAGTTTCTAAAACCATACTTGTCAAATGTATACTCTATTACTCTATTGTCTTCATCATACCATATCCAATCAGGGCCTAATCGCTCACGAGTAGTCTCCCAACGCAGAGTAGAGTCAGGTGAGTTCTCAGTGAACGTTCTATTAAATGCTGATTGAGGTTTTGTTATGAAGCCTGATACAGGATCTTTATACTTAAAGAAGTTATCATATGAATCATTCATCCAAAAGCACCCTCACATTCTTTATCATGAGCTTCCTCAGTCTTTCCACACCAATTGCACGGTGATCCGTGTTCAGTAGCTAAGAAACCATCATAAGCCGCACACCAGTGTTCCCAAAATCCAGAAGCTTCGGATGGAGGGAACCCATCACTAAATCCAAGACCCATTAGTCGGATCCTCCAATGAACTCTTCAATAGCCTTGAGCAATTGCTGCTTCTCTTCTTCCTCGAACATATCTAGATATGGATCCTCAGTAAATTCTGGATCATATGGGTCTTCGAGATCAAGAGCCTCTAGCAAGCGTCGCTTGATAGCCTCAATCAGATAATACGTATCAGGTCTTTCGACCTCATCGATGATAATTAAACGCTTCATTTAGCCTCCATTATTCAAATTTATAACTAATCTTATAATCAGTTACAGGATCACTGGAATCCTTGAACAGGTTTCCAATCATTTGACAGAAAGACTCAGCTTCGACTTCGAGCTCATCTTTATTGTCGTTATCATGCCAGAAGACTCGATCGATATAACTTCCATCGGCAAATTTAATATGTACATTAGCGGCGTGTTTCATTTTCTAGACCTTTCACAATCCCTACAAATGATTGTAGTGCGTATTCCATTTGTTTCATTGTTGCATTCGGATCAATCTGAATGCATATAGCATCATGACCAGCCTTACGTAACTTATTTTGCACATCTATACATGTTTCTTCTACTTGATACATAGTATTTATGCTAAGACTGGCTGATATTAACATCCAAAGCATATTAGAACCCCTTACTCATATGAGTGTATGACTCAGTACATTCATCAAGCTC